CTTGATGCTTACACCAGTTATCTCGACGCTCATACGATGGCCACCACGAAGCACTGGCACGATGAACATCCATCCGATGGAATGCTATTTTTCCCGACGGGTTTCTCAGTCACTAATTCAGATGAGATACTGAAGAAAATGCAACCTCTGAAAAAAGAACTCAGCAGATAGTCCTTTAGGATGGCCGCCAGATGGATTAACGACAAAGCACAGAGTGAATGATGCTCTGGTGGCACAAATAAAAAAGCCATGCAAATGCATGGCCTTGTGATTTGAATCCGTTATTTACAAAAAGTAGTCAAGACAGTATCTTTCGACTTCCGGACAAAAAAACATATACCGGGACAAAATCTAAATGTAACTGCCTTGCCTGCATGAAACCATGCGGGCTTTTTTTTTGCCCAAAGAAAAAGCCCACCGAAGTGGGCCTTACAGCTATCATCATTTTTTATTAGGTGTGGTGCCGGGTGCCTCCCGGTAAGTCGCCGCCAGTCCACAGACGACTCGCAATGCGCAAAAAAACATATCAGACTGGCAATGCCCCTCCGCATAGGGGGATTCACCACACCAAAAATTTAACATCTGATGAAACTCGTTTCAATGCTCTACGACGATGTGACAGGGGTACTGATGCAATGCATCTCGCGAATACCCCTGTCGTGTCGCCGGAAAGCAAAAAGCCCAAGGCGTTAACCTCGGGCTTCAGTAATTTTTGCTGCTCAGTTCGCTTTAACGTCCCGAGCCTACCACAATTCAAGCACTTTCCTGCTCACTTTGCAAGTAAAATCTGTCGCCATTTGTGCCGAACGCGTCACATAGTGGTGCGTAAAGTATCGATTCTGCCAAACTTATCCATGTGTCAATTCTTCTGCGGCACGTAATCAGTGCCCAGTCAGGATGTTTTTCCATAAGCTCGTTAGCCATCTGAAGTTTACTTTTGCGTAAGCGATAGCGATCAACAATCACACCATAGAGTGACCGGTAGTCCTCATTCATTATGACCCCAGCAATAACACCATCAATTTTTAATCCCTCCTCGTCAGAGCAGAACGCTAGGCCGCTTTTGTTTTTACTGCTGAGAATCTCTTTAAAGAATGCCTCAAGCTCTGGTCTGGTTAAGCCTGACTTCTTCATCCGGCGTAGTGCCTCATTGATAGCCGTTTTCGTTATCTTTCCGGATGCCAGTAACTGATTAAACATATTGCCGCCGCTACCACCGCCGATATACGACCAGCGGCCCCACATACGCAGCTTTCCCTGTATCCAGATGCTTTCCAGTGTGCGGAGGCGAACCATTTCGCCGGATTTGCCAACTTCAGAAGGATTAATCATCTTGCGTCTCCACTTACGCCAGTACGCCGATTGCCAGCGAACGATCTAAGAATCGAAATATCAGCTCCAGCTGTGAGCCATATTTCTGTTCAAATGCCACGGTGTCAGCGTGCAACTCGTCGTGGTGCGCTCTGCAAAGCGGCAACACAAACAGGTCGTGCGCTTTCGTTCCCATTCCACCTTGTCCGTGGCCTATCAGGTGATGGGGGTCATCTGCTGGTTTATTACAGCAGGCACACTGCTGGGTTTTAACCCAACTGGTGTAATTCTCGTTTATCCAGCGTCGGCGCTTTGGCCGAAGCATGAATGATTCCGGCGTTTCAGTATCCACTTTCAGCGCCAGTATCTTTTTTTGGACTAATTCGGTTGCCGCAAACTCTGGCTGTAAATCACTTTCTTTCATCACTGACTGGTGCCTGACTTCAGGCAATCGCATCGCTTTTCTTGCCAGCGTTTCCGGTATGACGTGCGACAGATCGTTAATGACCAGCCACCAGCACAACTCCGGAATTGTTAGTGCATGGTCCTCATTAAATCCCAGTCTGGAACGTATGACTGATATCAGCCAGGATACCAGGTTTTTACGCGCAATGCCTGCCAGTTCCTGTGTGAATTGGTCCCTGACAAGATTGTCACAACCCCAGCAAAGGCGAATGCTTCCAGGTTCATGGCGGAAGAGTGTGAAATTCTCACTATGCCAGGTTGCATGCGGATACTGACATTCGAAAGTACGCTCCAACTCGGCCTCAAGGCCTACTAAACCGCCAGCACGGATCAGCACATCCATATTTTCAAAGATAGGCAATACCGTTGGGTCACCTTCCAGCGGCTGTGTTGCTGGAGGGATAGCTCCAGTCTGATATTCAGCGTAACGCTCTGGCTCAGGCTCAATCAGTACACGTCCTCGCCTGAACAATGGCATAAGCTCAGCACCTGGGCGAAGAAGAACAACGCCCATTTTAGGGGCGATCTCAGGAGTAAGTAGTGCTCTCACGCTGCGTGTCCTCCTGCTTTGTACTCTGTCCACAGGCCTCCAATCCACCTGACCCCTTTGGCGGTAAAGCGAGCCTGACTGAACGCGTGGTTTGATGTAAGTGATGTGCCTGTCTTAACCTCAAAACGTCCCGCATCGATATGCTGAGCCATCGGCGTCAGCGTTCCTCCAAGCCGGTACATGATGTCATTCTCAATCAGGAATAAGCGGAACTCTGTTTCCTTAGCCTGAAGAAGCTTTGCCACCTGACGGAATGACATTGAACCGTTAGCAGTACAGTAACGATCAACAAAATCAACCTTCGGTGCGGCTAATGCCAGTTCTTGCGACAGATGCTCTTTTTGTTCCTGCAAATCAGCAGCCAGACGCAAAGCATCCGAGAAAGACTGCGGGATGACCGGATGTTGTGCAGCTTCAAGCTCATTCCAGCGGTCAACAAGGCGTGCTGTGAATTCTGGCGATAATTGCGCGACAACAATAATACTGTCTCGCTTGCCCTTCTCTCCCCTGAAGAGATATACCGACATCGTCCGCCCTGCAGTGGGCTTTTCCTCAATTTGAGGAGAAGCTATAACGCCCTTATCCACCAGCGCTTCAATTGTTCTTTTTACGTTGTCGTGGCGCTTATCTACCAGAACAGATATTTCGATGCTCGACATCGTAACTGTCTTGCTTGCGATTAACTGATTCATACGTTCTCCACTTGTCAGGCAGCTGCAACTGCCGGGGAAATAAATCGCTTAATGGTGATTTCTACTTTCCCTTTCTTCACGATGTTCCCCCACTCCACCAGCATACGTTTCACCTGGCTGTCGTCCTCCCAGACACCGGTTTGAGTCAGCGCGTCGAACAGCGCTTTGTTGTAGTTGTCAATATCACGACGGCGCTGATCCGGCGGATACAGAACAATATGAACTTCCGCCAGCTCACTTGATGGCCTTGGGACTGCCCGTAACTGTTCGATAATTGCCGCCCTGGCTGCTTTCTGGAACTTGCGACCAGTCTCGCTAACCAGATGCCGTCCCTTCAGTGGCCCTTTGATGGGAGCGCGCCAGTAACTGTTTACGCTTGGTGGAAATGGCAGTGTCAGTTTCATAAGGCCCCCTTAGAGGATCGCCACGACATCCCGAGCGACTTCCCGCGTGGTGCCATTGCAGGAGATCGAACGACGCGCTTTGATAAATTCCAGATTAAAACCATGCTCCCGGTACAGGTCTACTACCCTGGGGGCTGATGAGTTTGAAATGACTACCCTCGCGCCACGTTGGTGCGCTTCTACGCAGTGCTTAGCCAGCAATACCTGGTCATCCCAGTTAAAACCACCAGCGGCATACGCGGTAAACCCTGCAGTACCGGGCATCGGTTCATAAGGGGGATCGCAATACACAACGTCACCTTTCCCTGCAAGGCCGATAGTCCGGCGATAACCGGATGTCATGAATACGCAGTTGTGAGACATATCAGCGAAAGCCTTCATCTCCTGAAATGGGAAATAGGGAGCTTTGTATTTTCCCCAGCCAACGTTGAACTGATGGGCCAGGTTGTAACGCATCAGCCCATTGAAGCAATGCCGGTTGAGATACAAGAATGCAGCTGCACGCTCGGCTGCATCCAGTGTCTGCGCGTTGAATTCCTTCCTGATCAGTTCATAACCTTCAGGATTGCCCATTTTCTCGAACATCCAGCGGGCTTTGTTTTCAACCACGTCAGGCACGACAGCCAGCATTTGATACAGATGGATAAGGTCGGGGTTAACATCTGCCAACAGGAAATCCGCGTGTTTATCGCTGTTCAGGAATACAGAACCGCCCCCCACGAATGGTTCAATCAGTCGTAACCCTTCAGGGATATACCTGAACAGATCGTTAAGTTGGGTGTATTTACCACCTGCCCACTTCAGAAATGGCTTGCTCATCCTCTGAACCCCGCTGGTATGCCAGAATAATCAACATTGGCGTGAGTGGACTTGAACGCAGCGGCGTCTTTGGACCATCGTCCATTCACCCAGGAAGGCCGTCCTGCCGAGGACCATTTCCGGGCCTTATCGAAATATTCCGCGCAGTTCTCTGGGGCAAAAAGTGTTTTTGGCCGTAGGTAGTCGCACATTTTTGAATCGTTCGCCCATTTCTCATTCAGGTAATCAACCACCAGCATGAGGTCTTCAGGGCTGTAATTTTCTGCCAGACGACCGCGGATATATCCCAGAGTAGTTTTGCCACGTCCTCCTCGCCCATAGCTCGAATTAGTAACCTTGTTGAAATGTTCCAGAACGGTAATCGCAGGCCCGGTCTCGTCAGGTTGCTCAGCAACCGGACAAGAAGGGGTTTTATTATCTGTAGTACTCTCTGTTGTATTCTCTGTAGGATCATCGTGCCAATTTGACCTGATGACAGCGGTTCGTTTTGACTTGGTGGAGCGTTTCATATTGACCTCTTCCATCGTGTCATTTTGACCTGATGGAACAGCGCATTTTGACCCCTTCGATTTAGTCACTTTGACTTCATCTAAAAGCTCACTCTCGTAATTGATCGTGTAGTAGTTGGTCATGTCGCGCTGCGACTTGTTGAGCTGCTCGATTTTGAGTACGCCCAGGCTCTTCAGGCGGGTGAATGTGCGCTTCAGCGTTGACTCAGACCAGAACGGGAATTGCTCCAGCCATTGCTCAGTGGTGTTGTAGATCCAACGCACACCGTCACGCTCAAGCCCGGAGGTTGTCTCCTTCAGCCAGTAGTTAACCTGCTGCAACGCTATGGCTTCATTCAGACCAATGCTGTATGCAAGGTCAGGATTGATGACTATCGGCCTTGATGGCATTAACAGGCTCATAAGACCCCTCTATTTCCCTGAATTTTCGTCTGAACTGCTCAAGGGGGCTGAAGCACTCATGCTCGTACCCTTCACGCAGGTATATAACGCGCTGTGTCTGGGGCTCCCAGCGGATGACCTGGACCGGGATTCCGTAGTGATCTCTGAACCATCGGTTAAGTTCTCGCATACGCTCCCCGCCTGACCGTTAAAGTCCCCTACCACCCACTGAGCAAACTGGTAGCAGACAGGCTCGAACCCGCCTGGTACTCTTACCCCATACACGAACTGAACCGGACCTGCTCCACCAGGAACCGGACGCGCTATAAGTTGCGACCTGCGGTACTGTGTTGGTAAACTGTTCATGCGTTAGTAATCTCCACTGATAACGACACGCCACGACGCCAGAGGCTGCAACCTGCTGGCGTCACTTCTTTTTGCGTGCAAACAACGTGATAATTGCCGCGATTTCTTCTTCACGCGCTGCCAGGTGGCGGCGGTGATGCACCATGATTTCTTCAGCTTCATGTCTTTCGATAACCCCATCTTCAAGCGCCTGTTCGATAATCTGATCCACCTGTCCCCTGGCGGCAGAGGTACGCATTGCACGACTAAACAGGTCCACGCGGTCCAGTTCTTCCAGGTGCGGCACATCCACCAGCAGAGCACCGCGACGGCGGGCAAAATATTCAGCCAGGTGAGATGTATTCGAGATGTCCTCCATCGCTTCCAGTTCAGATACTTCAAAGAAACGACAGCCGTTCTTCTCGTAGAGGTTGTTATTGAACTGGGTTAAGGTCATACCTAATGCACCAGCCATCGCTTCACGTCCGCCGGGATAGGCTTTGCACATTGCCTTTACGGCTTCTTTCAGGTTTGTCATTTAAATCAATGCCCCTTTCGTTCTGGTGCCTTTCTTCTTGCCGTACTTAAGAATCATTCGGGCTTGTTCAAGGCAGTCGTCAAAGATGTTTCTTCGCTTGGTTGTCGGCTTTGATGAGCGCCGGTAGTACGAAATAGCCTCTACCCCCCCCTGCTCAGCCTGTTCTGCTGAATAACCATCAGTCAGGAGTGCCTTAACAACATTGTTTTTTATGAACTGTTCCGGGTTCATACCTACCCCTTTGAAATTCGGTTTGTAGTTACCTCTAAGCTGCTGGGTCTATAGACTTTTGGTAAAGATTCGCATCGTATTTGAGTTTTCCTTTTGTGATTCTCTCGATTACAAATGCTTGTTTTTGTGGAATTACATTTCCCCATTGGCAAACAGCACTATGGGTTACCCCTAAAGCAATTGCCGTTTTAGAAATGCCACCGTAGTACTCAACAACTTGTGTTTTTAACATGCTTCACCTCCTTAAAGTTAGCATTCTTACATCGTATATGGACAGCATGCTTACGTCAATTAAATGTAAGATTGCTAACGTGCAATCCGAGGAGAATTTATGGATACCGTTGGTAGCAGATTAAGATTTAGGCGAAAACAGAAAAAACTTACGCAGCGGGATATTGCTGAGTGGGCTGGTGTCAGTGCCTCTGCTGTTACCCAGTGGGAAAGTGATTTGACTAAATTGTCTGGAGAAAACCTGATTCTGGTTTGTAAATGCCTGCAATGTTCCCCCGAGTGGCTAGTTTTTGGCACGGGGGATATCGAAAACGGCATTAATATAAATCTAATCTCAACAAGAGAGGTTCCACTCATTTCTTGGGTGCAAGCGGGTAATTGGACCGAGGTAATAGGGAACCCTAGCAATGAAATGGTGAAAACGACGCGAAAGCTGTCTGATTCTGCCTTTGCGTTGAGAGTTAAAGGACATTCAATGACGTCAAATCAAGAGCTTAGCATTCCAGATGGTTCCATTGTTATTGTAGAGCCGGAGTATGGTTTTGTTGATGAAGCTAATGGAAAAATCGTCGTGGCTCAAACCGTTTCGGGCGGTGAAGCAACTCTTAAGAAGTTAGCTATTGACCCGCCTTTTTCATACCTAATGCCACTGAATCCGTCTTTCAAACCTATCGAGATCAATCAAGACACCAACCTTATCGGGATAGTTAAGCAAATCATCATAGATCTCTAACTTTGCAATCCCCTCCGAACCCGCCATAAGCGGGTTTTTTATACCCCCGGGCATAAAAGTAAGATTACTTACAATTACACCTTGACTAAAAATGTAAGATATCTAATATTAAGTGCATAACTGTGCTGTGTGTAGTCTTGGCGGTGCCAGTTTCCCTTTGTTTCTGGTACCGCCCTTTTTACACAAGACACAAGAGCATCACCGAGTAACGGGCCCATCACCCAATCCGCTCGGGCGGATTTGCAGCCGCAGGTGCTCTTCTGTGTTGTGTGGAGATAACTAACCAATCCTTTGCAGAGGACATAGAAATGAAATTATCAAAGTTACGTAACGCCATTGTCTATCGGGCTACTTTGCCCAGTATTGAATCGGTTGAAGGGCACCTGCAGGAATTGCCCTACTCTGAACTTACAGAAACGGAGTTCGCGCGGGCTTCCTTCGTCCCTAATCCGATTACCGGCGAGCTGGTTACGCCAATTACTGGCGGTTATGCAATCGTGGTTCGCCGCGATGAGAAAATAATCCCCCAGCACGTCGTGATGAAAGAAGCCAATGAGCGTATCCAGCGCATCGAAAATGCGTGTGGTCAGAAATTGAAGCGCGCTGACCGTAACAACATTATCCAGGATGCTAAGGTTCAGCTCTGCAAACAGGCATTCATCAAGTCGTCTCTGATCCTGGTCCTGTATAACACTGCAGAAAATCTGCTGATCATTAATTCCGCCAATAAAAATATTGCCAATTTAGTCGGGGCGATGCTGGTTAAAGTGATCGGCTCAGTAAAAACAGTCACGATCAACATCAGTGATATCAAAAACGGCCTGACAACGCGCCTTAAAAACCATCTGGACGGCGAAGAATCAGCGTTTGCCGGGTTTGAGGTTGGTGATTATGTCCAGCTATCCCGACTGGCAGAACAGAAAGAAGTTATTCGCTACTCTGCGGAGCACACTTCCGTTACCAGTGAAATTCTGGAGAGCCTGAACACAGGTTTTATCGTTGATAACATGGAATTAAGAGGCTGCGGCGTCTCTTTTCTGCTTACAGATAAATTCCATTTCCGGCGGATCGATACCAAGGATAATGATTATTCTGATGATGACGACAAAGCCTACCGCTGGCGTCACCAGGCAGGTACGGACATGTTCCAGTTCTGTAAAGTAATTAACCAGCTTTGTGATCTGCTCGCCTACAAAGAGCCCGAAGAACAAAAACCAGCAGCCTGATTAGAACAGCAGCAATTACCCCATTCTCATGGGTTGGGTTGCTGCACCCTAAAGCGCGTTGCAGCGCGTCAGTTGGAGAAAAAACATAATGGCAAAAACAGCACAGCAGTTAATTAAAGATGCCTTTGAGGCGGCTAAAACAATGCCTCCTGCTACTGCAGAACTGCTAAAAGATTTGGCAACTATGCTCGATGTTTCGAACGTTACTCTTCGCCAGGCACGTAAAGAACGTGACGCCATGAAAGAAGAAGTTCTTTCCTGGGCTAAAGAATGCGATCGCATTGTTGAACGTCACACTAAAACCCGCAGCAATATGCACGTCTTAGAAGCTATGCGCGATATGGAGAATATCTCGGCTGCTTCCACCAGCGATGTGGAGGCTGTCTGATGGCTAAAGATTCAAAAGTTGTATATGGCGCCAGTGGCAAGACGAACGTTTTAACGTTCGAGCCCGAAAACCTGCACCTGGTCACCGATATGACCCACCCTCTCTACGATGAACGTGTTCACCTGCCGATCGACGAAGGGATGGTACTGAACATCAAGGAGCTGGGTGTACTGGAGCCGATCATCGTCTGGAAAGACCCTGAAACGGGGCTCACCTGCGTAGTTGTAGGCCGTCAGCGCGTAAAACACACCCTGGAGGCAAATAAGCTTCTTTTGAAAGAGGGCAAAGACCCACTGCTTGTTCCTGGGGTCGTTAAGCGCGGATCAGCAAATCAGATGGCTAAATACATGGTCAGCGAAAACGAAATTCGCCGACCTGATACACCGCTTGGCCGCGCTAAAAAAATGTCAGACGCTCTCGACCGCGGACTCGATGAGGACGACATTGCGGTGTTGTTTGGCTGCAGCGTTCAGACCGTTCGAGCAACGCTCTCCCTCCTCGATGCTACTCAGGCCGTCCGGGAAGCGGTGGAATCTGGCACTGTTACTGTTACCCAGGCACGTCAGCTTGGCACGCTTCCCCCGGAAGAGCAGCGGGAAAAAGTAAAAGAGATTGAATCTGCAACCGTTGGAACTACCGGCCATGAAAAAGCCAGGCGCCAGCGCGCCGTGCTTGGCGAAACTAAGCCACGTCTCAAATCACGCAAAGAAATCACAAAAGCCCTTGAAGGTGCCAGCGGTGAATACGCTGATGCTCTGCGCTGGGTGCTCGGGGAGGCTGTATGACTATCACACTACAGGCAGTAAACGAGCTCATTCAGTCGCTGGAGTCGGCGGGCGAGCTGTCAATCAAAGAGACAAAGGTTATGGCGCTGGCGAAAGCGTTTAAGCAGCTGGCTGCGGAGAATGTGGGGCTGAAGGCTGGCGTAACTTACTTCGCATATTCCCCTGAATACGGCTTCGATTACTTCAAAGACAAGCAGAGCGCTATTGATACAGCGCAAGCTGAGATTGACGCTTACCGTGAGGACGCAGACGACGGCTGGAGCGAAGATGTTCAGCGCGTGTCATGGGGTGTCGTGATTCAACAAGCTCAAGGCTTCGATGCTCAAGGGCTGCACACCTCCGATAGCCAGCACACCTATCAAACATGCGATTACTGGCTGGTTGACTCGGTAGAAACCCCCGGCACCGATCGCATCTATGCCGGGATTAAGGCTGAAGGGGTTGAAGAGTTTGTATCCAACACCGTGCATAAGATTTTTGATGAAAGCGAGGCAGTGTCAGCTTTGGCTTACCTTTCCCTGGCTAATTCACATGTGAAGCTGCTGCGCGAGGGGGCCGACAAATGAGCATTAGAACAGAGCATGGGTACGGGCCATTAACGGTTACTGTCGGCTGGCTTGATAACTGCCCGAACTGCAACAACGACAAAGTGAGTGTGACTGGCTGGTCTGTGTCTCCGGATACTCTTTGGGCTGGCGACGAAGCCGTATGCACGAAATGCGGACACAAAGGCGAAATTGATGCAGACGGTGAAAACGCCTGGGTTGAATGGGATGGCGTGAAGGAGTCCAGCCATGACTGATATCACCGAACTGGCGCCAGCTATGAAAGCGGCAGCAGAGAAAGCAAGTTCCGGCGACTGGGTAAAAGAGTCTGGCGATGGCTGGGATGCCACTTGCAGCAACGATGACCAGGCCAACAGCGGATTTATTATCGCGAATTTTATAGGGCCGGATTCAGCGGCCAATCGTGAATTTGTTCAGTTGGCTAACCCTGCCAACGTCCTCGCGCTGGTAGAGGCGCTGGAGAAGGCGCAGCAGCGGATTACTCAGCTGGAGCCCCGCACCGTCACCGTGAAGCAATATGATGAATTTCAGATTTGCCATTACGGTGCCACTGAGGACTACGCGAAGGGATATATCGACTGTCAGAACAACTTTTCCAAATGGCTGACCGCCGTTGGCATCAAGTGGGAGGCTGAGTGATGGGCAAACCACTAAACAAACGCGAACGCGAGTTTTTAAAGCCAGCAATTGTCCACGGCTGGGAAATCGAAATTAGCCCATTCCGTAAAACGGCGTTATGGGATGGCGATTCTCTCCTTCCAGTTAGAGTCGGCATCATGGCTGAAAGCCTGATAAAGCGCGGCTATCTTGAGCGAATTTCTATGGGATTCGGCAGGGACATAATCAGAGTGACGGAAAAGGCTAAAAATTTGCGGTGTTACCGTTGCTCGTATGGCAGGACCATCAAAAACGGTCAGCAAGCTGGCCCATGCCCGCATTGTGACGGCGGAATCAAGCCAGAAGGAGCCAATCAATGACCAATAACCAGTTAACCAGAGAAGAGAATGTTCAGGCTGTCTTTGATTTAAAAGCCGGCTACAAATTGGGGCTCGCCGATGTAGAGATTCTCAAGCGAGTAGCCCGCATGATGCTGGCCGCAATGGACAGCGAGCCGGTGGCATGGATTGCGATTTATCACGGAGAAGTGTACGACGAAGCGATCGGCATTACTCGCTCCGTTGTTGAGGCTCAAGCGGATCATTTTGGCTGGGAGTCGGCGTTAACGGAAATCATCCCGCTCTATCGCCACGCGCAGCAGCCGGTTGTGCCTGACCGCTCCATATTCGAAAAATGGTGGGAATCACAGAATGGAGCGCCCCTCGATGGCTGGGATTCGTTACGGACAACTGACGGCTATTGTGACGATGGCATTGATGGTCAATTTGAAGCCTGGAACGCCGCCACGCTCGCAGCCGCCCCGCAGGAGGTGCCAGATGGAAAATGAGAGCGACAACGTCATCACTCTGGTGCAGCCCAAGCGAGACGAAGAGAAGCTACTGAATATCACCGTAACCGACAGAAAGGACTACAGGCAGCAACACTGCAAGCATAAAGCCGTTGAAGTCGATGAGAAAGGGCGGATCATTCTGTGCCTTCAATGTGGCTGTGCCGTTGACCCTTTCCAGTACGTTCTTCAGTGCGCGACTGATGGCGAGGCTGTGGTGAGAGAGATTCAGCAGCTTCATAACCGCCGTGATGAACTGCGCGAGGCTGTAGCCAACCTGGAGCGCGAAGAAAAGAACGCTAAGGCCCGGCTGCGCGCCGCCAGAACGTCAATCCTCTTCGCAGAGAATGACCTGAAAAACACTGAGCGGGGGATAAAACAGTGAGTCAATCCCCCGCAGAACGCAAAGCCGCGCCGAGAGCAAACAAATTAAAGCTCCGTCGCTGGCGGCGTATTCGTGATGATTTGGCCTGGTATAAGGAGGAAGCAAAAGACCTGCATAACAGGCTAATGGAATTAGCCGATGAAGTAGCAAAGCTTCGGAGCCAGGTTCTTACCGTACCTATGCCAGTAATAGTTCCTTTCCAGATTTATTCGACAGTAACAGGAGAGCCAGACCACCAGCTGTGCAAAAAGTGTAATGACGGGCTTCGTGGGGGATGCTCGGCTTGTTCTTTTAGTGGCAGATAACCCGGTTGCAGCCGGATTAGTGGAGATATACGTATGGGGCAGCTAGTTACTATCTATGACTGGGCATCAGGACCAAATGGTTTTAAATATCCAGTGAGCAAAGCAACACTGAATAAAATAGCTAAAACCAAACAAACCTTCCCGGCTGCAATCAAACAAGGTCGCCGCTGGGTGATTGATGAAGATGCTCGTTTTATTGGCATGGTGGGTGATGTTGATATTTCTACATCTCTGTCAGATAAAGCCCGCCAGTTAGTGGAGAAGGCCTTCTATGGCAGCTCGACCCAGAAAACATAACATTAATATTCCAAACTTATACTGCAAGTTAGATAAGAGAACATCCCGTATCTACTGGCAGTATAGGCATCCCACATCAGGTGTTTTTGTAGGGTTTGGAACCGATGAAGATGCAGCGAAAGCTGCTGCAACTGAGATGAATCGTCTCATTTCTGAACAGGAAACAAAGCAATCATACGCTCTTGTCGATATGGCCATTAAAGCAAACGACAAGAAAGCCCCGGGAATGAGAGTTAGCGACTGGATTAAAAAGTATAAGGAAATTCAACAGGAGAGGATGGAAAACAACGAGATCAAACTATCCACATTAAAAAATAGGCGTCTTTGCTCGAATATTTTATCTAAAAGAACACCGAATCTGCGAATAGCAGATGTGGATACCAAGATTATCGCTACCATCATTGATGAATATAAAAATGCAGGTAAGCAAAGAATGGGGCAACAGGTAAGGTCGGTTCTGGTTGATGTTTTTAAAGAGGCTCAACATGCAGGCGAGGTTCCTCCTGGTTATAACCCTGCTCTTGCTGCGAAGAATCCTGTAGTGAAGGTAAGGAGAAAACGATTGACCTTAGCAGAATGGAAAACCATTTTTAAACACGCCGAGGATATGCAGCCAGCTGCGCAGAACGCCATGCTTCTGGCTTTAATTACTGGCCAGCGATTGGGTGACATCGTTGATTTCAAGTTTTCCGATGTGTGGGATGGGTTCCTGCATATCACACAAAACAAGACGGGGTCCAAAATTGCCTTACCACTTTCCCTTAGATGTGATGCCATCGGTATGACGCTTGAAGAAGTGATCGCAAGATGCCGGGATCGATTCGTTAGCAAGTACCTAATTCATCACTCAGTTCTGCATGCGACGGCGAAGCCAGGAAGCAAAATCCCTGTGAATTCCATATCGCGGTATTTCACCATTGCAAGGGATCAATCAGGGATTAAGTGGCCTGAGGGTCATACCCCGCCATCGTTTCATGAACAACGTTCACTGGCATCTCGCCTCTACAAAGAACAAGGCTTAAACGTTAAAACCTTGCTGGGTCATAAAACTGACGCGATGAGCGAAGAGTATGCAGATGATAGAGGACTGGACTGGAAAAAGCTTCAGGTGTAG